TTTCCCCCATGGGCAGTGCGCTCGAACTGGCCGGCACCACGCCCGGGTCCCTCAAGGCCCGCCAACGCCACGATGCCCGCATGCGCCGGACCGATGCCATCACCGTCTTCTTCCAGCACGCCGCCCAGATGGGTCACTGGATTCACTTTGCCGAGATCAACCGCGAGATCCGCGGGGTGCTCAAAAACCAGAACGTACGCGAATCGATGGAAGCCACCATGGGGCGGAGCGGGTTGCAGATCTTCGACCAGTGGATGGACACGCTGGCCCAGGGTGGGGGACGCCGCGCCATGGAACTCTCCGCGGACAAAGACATCTGGGCCGCCCTCATCAGCGGCAAGAGCATTGCCTCGCTGGGATTCAGTGTCCGCACCCTTTTCATGCAGATCGACGCGGCCAGCCGAGCCGCCTTGGACATGGGCCTTGCCGAATACACCAAGACCGTCTTGGACCCGCGGTGGATGGCGGACATGCCCAAGGCGTGGAACTCGGACACCGTGCAACGGCGTCTCATCGAAGGCAGCCGGCCCGAGGTGCGCTACGTGTTCGAGCGGGCCGCGGTCCGCCCGAGCATGCTCCTTTGGGCCGCCCAGAAGTCCATGATCCCGATGCAGATGACCGATGCCGCGCTCACCAGCTTCACCGCCGCCATCGTCTACCGCAACGCTTACAACAAGGCCAAGAAAGCCGAGGCGTCTGATGCCATGGCCGAGCAGGCCGCCCTCGACGCCATGGACAAGGCGGTCTTCAACTACAGTCAGCCAATCGACATCACCAGCCGGTCGCTCCGGGAAGTCCAAGGCAACATGCTCCAAAAAGTCTACATGATGTTCCTCTCGGACGCCCGTTTGAAGACGGCCCTCTTTGCCGAGGCCATCGGCCAGCTGGGCAAGGAAGGCGAGCGGGGCAAAGGTGCCAGCACCATTTCCGCGCTGATGATCATGGCCGTGGTCACCCAGACGATGGCCAACCTCTACCGCGATTGGTTCAGTGACGAGCCAGACGATGAGATCTGGACGCTCGAAGGCTATGCCATGGCCATGATGCTGGCCCCGCTCTCCGGGTACATGCTGGTGGGCACCGTGGGTTCCACCGTGGTGCGCGAAGCATTCGGTGAAATGACATTCCAATCGACCGATCCGGCCAACGAGATGATCGACCGCGGCATACGCTCCATCAAAGGCTGGGACAATACGTTCAACACCTCGGACCCCGAGGCCATGCTCAAGCAGTGGAACAACCTGCTCCGCTTCGCCAGCTTTAACCCCACGCTCGCCGCGCCCGCGGCCCTGCTCAACTTCGCCAAACCCATCGTGGGCGCGATGGAAAACGCGGAGAATCCCGAATAATCCGCTTGTCCCTCTGACTGAACGCTGCACTATTTTCGACTAATCCCATGGCTCTGCAAAACGACACATCTCGGATTCAATACAATGGCAACAACTCGACCACCTCGAGCTATGCCATTCCCTTCGTTTTCTTCGAGAACGCGCACATCAAGTGCGTGGTGACCAGCAGCGCCGGCGTCGATACCACGCTCGCCCTGGGCAGCACTTTCAACGTCACCGGGGCCGGCAACCCTAACGGCGGAAGCCTTACCACCACCGCCGCGGTCCCGACCTCGAGCAAGGTCACCATCTTCCGCGAAGTCCCCGCCACCCAGACCACCAGCTACCAGGAAGGGGGCGACTTCCCCGCGGCCAGCCACGAACGCGCCTTGGACAAGCTGACCATGATCGCCCAGCAGACCAAGCGTCTGGCCGACCGCGCCCTCAAAGTCCCCGAAACCCAGAACAACCCAAATGACCTGCCCAACGCCGGGAGCGGCCAGAAGCTTCTCACCAGCAGCAACGGCACCCTTGGCTGGGACGAGAACCGCAACCCTCCCCCTTATCCCGCCACCGCCGGCACTCAAGCTCTGGTCACCGCCGGCAGCGGAACACCCCCCAGCTGGCAAACAATGCCGAGCATAGCTCCTGGGGCAATCACTGCCACCGGATCAAACACCCCTCGGTTTCTGGGTGATCGCTTTGCTGACACAATTAGCATTTTAGATTATGGAGCCGATCCATCCGGCCTTACTAACAGCAAGACAGCCATCCGCGCTGCTATTGCTGCCTGTCCAGCAAACGGCTGCATTGTCTTCCCAAAAGGAACATATCTTATCGACACGTCTGTAGCCGATGATCCGATTGTAATTCCCTCAACAAAAAGTGGGATTCGTTTGCAGGGACTTGGCGGAAAGCTCATCTGCACCACCAAAGTTCGCCCAGACTTTTTCACAATTGAGGCATCCAATGCCGTTGTTGACGGGCTTTCTTTCGATGGTTTTTGGAGGTCTGGAGACAGCTACACCTCGTTGTTTGTGACCGACAATCCGAATTGCGGATTTATGGTTCGCTTGCATGGACAAAATGCCGTCGTTTCCAATTGCGTATTTACCAATTCGGCTGGAACAGCGGTGACTTCAAGGGATGGCGTTGGCAGCGTGAAAAGTGGCGGTCATAGGATTCTCAACAACACGATTGAAAATGTCTATTCGGGCATTACTTTCGGATCAACAAATGCAGACAATAATTCCACAGGACTGACGGGCTACGTAGCCAGCGGCAACATCATTAAAAACAACGGGTTTTTGGGCATAAGAGGTGAAAACTGTCGCGGCATTCAGTGCTACGTTTTCGCTCCACATCCCACTACTGGTGCGGTTTGCCCTCCATTGAGCCGAATTGTAATGGCAAACAATGTCCTGCATAACGCTGGCGATTTAAACGTCGAACTCTTTGGCGGTCACCTCAATGTGTCCATCTCGGGAAATTCCATTGAGGGCGGATACATGGGAGTTTCACTCGGCGGCTGTGATGTTGCCACAGTGACCGGAAACACCATCGTCGGATCTCGTCAATGGCAACTTGAAATAGCCCAATCCAATCGCGTCACCGTCACGGGCAACACGCTTGCATGTCGCAAATCAGACGGGGCCTTCCCGGCAAACTCTATAAAAAATTGCATCAACATAAGCGATCAAGGACTCGATTCGTGCAACGATCTGACCATCTCTGGTAACACGTTTCTGGACGCGGTGTGCGCCCTATTCACAAATGCCACCAACGCAAGCAATGTTGTTATTGCAAATAACCTTATTAAAGCCGAAGCGACAGTTTTTGACGCTTTGAACTATGTGTTCAATACCAGCGGAACGCGCAACAACTGGCTCATTGCAGACAATGTTATTCACGTTACAGGAACGCAAATGCAGCGCGTTTTGCATGATGGCGGCGGCAACTTGTTCAATTGTCGCTTCATTGGAAACACGCTTGTTGGAGAGTGCAGGCTGAATGCGATTGGTTTTGGAAACAGCGGATGGCTTGATGTCCAAAACAACAACTTCCGCGATTTTACATCTGCGACCTCTGATTCATCACAAGGTTTTATCAACACCACGAATGTGACAAATGTTTCGTTTAGAAACAATCTGACATCAGACTACGAAAGCCTTCAAAAATGGATACCAGACTCACAGGCGAGAGTTCAGGAGTTGGTAAGAAATCAACTGTGGATTCAACAATTGCGTTTGGGCGATTCGTTGGTCACTGCCAACAATGGAACATGGTCAAATTGGGCCTCCACCCCAAATCATTCGCAAAAAGAATGGTCTTGCCAGCAATCCGCGTCAACCGCTTCCGGCTGGGCAAGAGCCTCGGTTTACGAATTTCTGTTTGACACTGGATCTACAAATACAACTCCTGCAAACATTCCATTTGTTTTTCGATGCTATGCCGCGCTTCCAGCAGACGGTCTTTCGACAACTTTCGTGTGGGGAAGTCAACTCAACGAGCAGGGCGGTGCGCTGACGGCCAGAGGCTTGAGATTCACAGCATCGTCAAGCTCTGGCTCAAACACTTTGACTTGCACTCTTGGCGTCCACAATGGAACAAGCGAACAAACGCAAACTTTTTCTGTGACAACAGCCGAGATTCGCAATTTGTTGTTTGTCTGGGAGCCGAGCGGAACAGGAAGCCCAGCACTTGGCAGCAAGTTTTACGTTTTCAGTGCAGGGCGCTCATCTGCTCCATCACTTCGCGCAACACTCACAACTTCAGCAGCCTTCAATTCATCTTTCTTTGCAGGCTCTGGTTTTAGTGTTATAGCCCATTCATCGTCATCAACTCCTGGATATTCAGCAAACTGGGGATTGGCCAACTTGGTGTATTATCATGCTTAACATAAAAGTATTGGCTGTGTGCGTATTGGCCCTTACGGCCTGCACCTCGACCCCGCGCAATCCGCAGAGCGAGGTGGAGAAGCATCTCAATGCTTGTCTGCCGGCGGCCATCACGATGCGTGAGGGGTTAGTCGAAAGCGGGATCTGGAGCGAGGTGCTCTTGGTGCATTGGCTCGAGGGGAAGAAGGCCCGTGGGCATGCTTACGCGGTCTACCTTTACCCGCCGGCGAAGAACCAGCTTTGGGCCTATGACCGGGATTGGGGCAGCATTCGGGTGCGTGCGTTGAAGAGTGACGCCCGAGCCGTGGCTATGGCGGCCAACAACAGTCGCGCCCTCTGGGGTCCGATAACTTCCGCCGAGTATTTGCAATGATCCCCGAGAGCCACACTTTCAGTCCTTTGTTCAAGGGCCTCACTGGGATGCTCGCTTCTTTTGGCGGGGCCTTGGTGACTTTTATGTCGCACCTCGAGTTGATCCTCCGGGTGGCCGGCGTGGGGATCGGAGTGGCTTGTGGCGTGGCCTCGCTGATCTCGATCATCCGAAACATGCCGCCGCGTAGAAAGGGCCGCCTGCCATGAGTGAGATCAAATTCCAGGACTACAACCGGATCGTCAGCCAGGTGGTGGCGGTGGCCATGGGGCCGGACGGGAAGCCGGCTCTTATGTCGCCGGACCGTCCCTCGGGGACCAAGGCGGAGGGGTACACGTACAACAGCAGCGCCCAGGTCACGGCGATTGCCTTTTACAGTGCCTTTGACACTTCGACCAACACCCCGAGCGGATTGATTGCAACGAAGAACATCATCTGGAACACCTCGGGCAACGGCGCGGGACAGCCGGCCTTCGTTCACTGGACGTGAGCAACTACGCTTACAATCCGATCACCGGCCAACTCGACCTTGTCGGTGGAGGTGCGAGTTACATTGACGGGGTAGTGGATAATAGCTCCCTGCTCCCGGTGACGGTGGGAACACCGGCCCTCGACTCCGTTTTCCTTGCCAAGGCGGGTTCCGGCCTGTGGCTAATTTCTCGACGGCCCGCCGGATTGTATGTGCGAGTGGCCAACAACGGCGTGGCCGCGGATTGGACTTATCTTGGCGCGTTTCCAGAGGTCAACGCGGACGGGAACTGGGAGCTATACAACTCGACCGACCCCACCAAGGAACTGAAATTTGATTTGTCCGGTCTGCCCACCGGAACAACTCGCACCGTCACCGGCCCCGCGGGCAACGGGCAGATGATGGTTTCGGGACAAGCCGGATCATTCACCACGCTCACCGCCAACAACGGCACGCTCACTGGTGCGTCCGCGCCTGTGCTTGATCTGGCGCAGACTTGGAATGCCAGCGGCACGACTTTTACTGGGCTAAACCTTTCGTTGACCAATACGGCAAGCGCCAGTGCAAGCTCTTACTTCAATATCAATCTTGATGGTGGCGAGGCGTTTGCCATTCGTCGTGGCGAATCAAACGTCAACGCCACGCTAATTAGGTGCGGCGGAAGCGGCTTGAGGTGGACTGCACGCACGCGCACAGGAGGAGGCGTTGGATTAAACTTTGCGGATACATTAGGTATTGGCTCATCGTTAGAGTTTTTGGCTACCGCATCGGGAACAGCGGCAGGAGATGTTGCCCTTCTACGAGATGGGGCTTCCGACACGCTCGCCCAACGCCGCACGACCAACGCCCAAACCTTCAACATCTACAACACCTTCACCTCCACCACGAACCACGAACGCGGCTTCCTCAAGTGGTCGAGCAACGTGTTTCAGATCGGGGTGGAGGCTGGGTCTGGCGGCGGATCTGCACGCAATATCGAATTTATTCGATCTGGCGTGGCTCAACTAACAATCGGAAACACCAGTCACTCTTTCAACGGCGAAGTATCGGCGGGGAATATGGCGGTAAATGCAGCGGGTCAATTTAGGTGGCTTGGAAGCCGTTCACGCATTGCCAGTCCTGCCAACAGCAGGGTGCAGCTACTCAACAACGCTTCGGACGGTTTTGATCGGCTTGCGTTCGGGCCAGAAAGTTCCAGCTTTCCCGCGCTTAAAGTCAGCACCACAACGCTTCAAGTGCGCCTTGGCGACGACAGCGCGTTTACCGCCATCCAAGGCAAGCTCACCACCGAGACGGCCTACACTGCTGGCGCACCGACCGCCACGGGTTACCTCGTCGTCTACGACTCCAACGGCACCGCCTACAAGGTGCCAGCCGAGGCACTGTAATTATGCTAACCAACCCTAATCCCATCGAAGCGCCCGCCGTTGCCGCCAAGGTCTACGACCGCCTGCACGTTTACAGTCTGTCCGCCATCCAGCCGACCACTGATTCCGGCAGCATCACCGTGGAGCTTCTGCCCGCTACGGCAGACGGCGAACTCGCAAACGGAAGCCTCGTCCAAAAGATAACCGCGCCGTTGACGCCCGAAATCATGGCAGCGGTTCCCGAACTCGCCGCCGCGTTCGCCGCAGTCCTCGCCGCGATTCCCGCGACCCAAGCCTACTTGGCCAGCCAGCAGGAGCAGCCCAATGAATAAGCAAGTCACACTCACCGAGGCCGAGGCCAAGATCGTGCAGCAATCGCTCGATGCCGCGATCCGGTCCGGCGGTGCCAATGCCGCGGTGGTCATCTTGCCAATCATGCAAACCATCGAAAAGCAACTTGCCGGACCCGATCAACCCGCGGAGGATTAGTCGAAAACCATGAACGCTTTTTTCGCCACACTCGCAGGGATCTCGCTGGCCTTGTGGAATTTTTATCTTCCGCTGCTGCGCGATATTTTTCGCACCGGGGCCACGGCCTTGTTGCCGCTCGCGGTGGACGTGGTTCGCAATCTGAACAAGACGGACCTGCCGAGCGGGGCCAAGCGTGACCAAGCACTGCTGTCGCTCAAGAGGGCGGCACTGGACCAAGGAATTTCCGCCACCGAATCGCTGCTCCGGTGGACTATCGAAAGCGCGGTGCAGCGCGTGAAATTACTCAAATGAAATCCTTCATCCTCCGATTCCTTGTTTCCAAGGGGGGCAGCCTGCTGACGCCGGCGATTGCCGCCCTGGTGGCCGCCGCGGTGACGCGGGTGGCCGCGCACGATCCCACCTTGGCCAGCCACATTGACCCCGCGGCGGTCACGGGTTTTCTCATGGCCGCGCTGGTCAGCGTGATCAATTACGCGACGAACGCGGCCCAGAGCAACGGGGTCAAAAAGATCCAGGCCGTGGTGAACGCCCCGGTGGATGGCTATGCCGGTCCGGTGACCTATACGGAAGTCCGGCGGGCCTTGCCAAATTCATAACCAAGGAACCGGAACCGGAAGACCGGCGTCCATTCTGGCAAAGGCTGCTGGCCTCGCTCCGGGCGGACGTGGACGGGAAACGATTCTGGATCAAAGGAAAGGCGAACTTCTAATGCATGCATTTCGAGCAATGTTGAATGTTGCCGGCGTGAAACACTTCACGGCGGAGGAGTTGTTTTTCCGCGGATCGAGCGATGCGACCTTGGGGCTGAATACTCCGCCACCGCAATCGCTTTGGAAGAACATGATCCCGACCGCGGTGGTGGCCGATGAGGCCCGCGAGAAGCTGGGCAAGCCGATCCGCATTCTTTCGGCCTACCGCTCGCCGGCGTACAACCGGCGCATTGGCGGGGCCAGGGCGAGCCAGCACATGAGGTTCTGTGCGCTGGATCTCGGCACCGAGCAGCCGGCGGCCCTGTACAAGATCCTGCTCGAGATGCGGCGGGACGGGAAATTCAAGGGCGGGCTGGGGCTTTACCGGACGTTTGTCCACCTCGATACCCGGGGCGTGAACGTCAACTGGGCAGCTTGATGGCCTTGGTGAGGGCCTTGGCCATGGTATCAATTGATACCGCCGTGTAGCGGTTGCTGACGCGGACCGAATCGTGGTCGCAGATCAGCTGGCGGACGCGCTGATCGACACCGGCCTCGGCCAGCAGGGAATTGGTGGTGTGACGCCAGCTGTGGAAGGTCTTGTCGGTAAGGCCGCGGCCTTCGCCTCGCTTGGTGGTCTTCACGCGGACGATGCCGGCGCGGTCGAGCAGCTGGGAGAAGTGTTTGCTGGCGGTGCCGTGCTCCATGGCCGCGAGGGTGGGGGTGATGAGGCCCTTGCCGCGAAGCGTCTGTAGCTCACCCATGAGCGGGACGGTGACCACCTTGCCGAGGCGGGATTTTTTCTCGGGCAGGAACCGGAGGTTGCCGTCCTCGATCTCCTCGTAGGACCGCCGGCGGGCGTCCCCGAGGCGCATCCCAAAGTAGAGGCCGAACAAAATGCAGGTGCGCCATTCGCCCTGGGCGACTTTGAGGATGGCCGCAATCTCGCCCTGGTTGAATGCTTTGCGTCCCGAGGGCGTGGCGTCCGCGCTCATGCGGAAGAGGGCCGCGGGGTTGGCCTCGATGTTTCGCAAATGCATGGCGCGGGTGAAGACGGCCCGGATGGTCTTGGTGACTTGCTGGGCGGTATTGGTGGACAGGCCGCGCTTGATCATGGCGTGGTAGAACTCGCTTATATCCTCTGGCGTTATGGACCGGAGGTCATGGCGGGTGCGTTGACCGAGGAAGTCTGCGAAATGCGCCACGTGCTTCCGGTAGCTCTCCATGCTGCGAGTCTTGGCCGTCTTGGCTGCCAAATAGCCTTGGGCGGCCTTTTCCCACGTCGAGCGGCGTCTGGCCGCGGACATGCCGGCGGCCCGTAGCAGGGCATCCAAGCGCGATTGCGCCCACACGCTGTCCGGCGTCTCGGAGCGTAGCTCTCGGCCTACAGCTTCCATCTCGTCCGCCACGCGCTGGGCGGTCCGGCGGGCGGTCTTGAGTGGCAACTTGGTGGAGCGTATGGTCTGACGCCAGAACCCGCCCTGGGGGTGATCCGGTGCCGCAATCCACACGCGCATCCGGGCCAGCCAGAAAGGAGAGTTGGGCATGGTGGTCAGCGAGGCCATGGGTCAAAAGTTAGCACAGCAATTTGTACATGCAATACTGGTTAATGTGGTAAATTTTCGAGCGTTTTACTCTGTAACAGAAGGGCTGGCCCCGAGCGTCGGTTCGATTCCGACCCTCGCCTCTTTCTCTGTAGAACGGGCAAAAAGCCCTCCAGTTAGCCCAGCAAGTTAGCACACATTTGCCTCTTTCAACTTCCTTGGCGCGGGGTATCTTTCGACTATGCCTTACGCCGATCCCGATCAGCGCAAAGAATACATGAGGGAGAGATACCGCGAACGCTACGAGGGAGAGCGGGGCTTTCGGGACAAGGAGAACAAGCGGAAGCGGGAGTACTACGCGACCAATGAGCGGTATGCCTCGAAGACGCGCCGGCGGTGCCGGCTGAATGCCCGCAAGAAAGCGGCGGCCCAGAAAAAGTAACTCACACATAGGACTGCCGATGTCCGACCCCCGCCAATAATGTGGGGGCGTGAATAAGTTATCGATACTACTTGCGTGGGGGCAGTTTGCCTTTGGCAGCTGCTTGGTGCTTCTTGCCTTTTATCTCCGCCGCGTCAGCCGCGTCATTGAGGGCCTTGGTGAGAACGAACCGCACGTAAGCGGATAGCGAGCTAAAGCCTTGGGCCTTGGCTTGGGCCTTGGCGCGTTTGGTCAGCGCGGGTTCCATCGAAATGCCGGCGTGGACACTCTTTAGATGCTTGGGTTTTTTGGGATTCATAGCGGGTTTACCTTCGCACAATACCAAAAGTTAACAAGTTTTCGGCATGGGGTATTCTGCCCATCTTTTCGCTTGAACCTTGTTAAAGGTTTGGCAAGAGTTGGCGCTTCGATATGGCCAACCGCAGGAAACCCACCTCGCAAAAAGTCCGGCCCACGGGCATCTCATTGCCACCGGATCTGCTCAAGAAAGCCCAGCGTTTCGCGTTCAAGCAGGACATGAGTTTGTCCGCGCTCATCCGCGAGTTGCTCATCACCCAGCTGGCCGCGAAATGAGCACCGACCAGCTGCTCGAAGAAGCGCGTGGCACTTTGCCGCGCAACGTCAAGGGCAAGGGCCAACGGCGCGTGATCGAATCGTGGATGCCCGCGGTTAACGAACTCCGGGCCAAACATTTCAGCTACCTCGAGATCTACGAGTGGCTCAAGGCCCGCGGTATCGATGTGCATGACCGGCCTATGACATTTATCAGCGCGGTATCTCGCAGACGCCGCCGCTGGCTCAACAAACAATAGGAACCCATATGGACTACTACATCATCAGCATGCTGACCTTCATGGCCATTTGCGCCGTGATGGGTGCTTACGCGGTGGGATTTTGCCGCGGGTACGACGAATGCGAAGACCAACACCGCTGGCACCGCTGGCTGCTGCGCCGTGAAGAAAACCGCCGCACAAAACTTTAGGGACGCGCAATCCAAACAAAACCGGCCACCGGAGCGTCCCCCGGTGACCGGCCAATGACACGATTAGAACCAAGTGAAAAATGAACACAGAAGAAACACAGACGCAACTCTTTTCCAGACATCTGGAGGGATTGGCGTTGCAGTATCCGAGCCTCTACTTCGAGGACCGGCAGAACCCGAAACATCTGGCCCGCTACAACGAGGCGGACCGGACCGCAAAGAAGTGCAAACTGGAATTCGCCCGCTTCCAGGCGTGGCGTCCGGTGGTGCAGAAGGTCAACCTTCCCCCGCTCCCGAGGGTGAGGGGCGCGGTCTACGAGACGGTGACCTTCCGCCGGCTGGTGGCGTGGGCCAGCAATCCCACGCGCTTGGAGGAAATCCTGGTCGAGAAAGGGGTGCGCGGATGAGCGAACTGGCCGTCAAAGAAGAGAACAAGCGCGTCGAAGTTGCGTTCAGTGCGAGCGGGGTTCAACTGCGAAGCATGGACGAGATGGCGCGTTTTTGCCGCGCTATCGTCAATTCCGGTCTGGCTCCGTCCAGCTTCCAGACACCGGAGCAGGTGATGGTGGCGATTCAATGCGGCCTCGAGATCGGCCTTCCGCCGATGCAGGCTCTGCAAACCATCGCGGTGATCAAGGGCCGGCCTTCGCTGTTTGGCGATGGGGCGCTGGCCTTGGCCATGGCTCACCAGTTGTGGGGTGGCATCGAAGAAACGCACGTAGCCGAAACCAACACGGCGGTTTGCAAGGTCTGGCGATTTATTCGCCGGGAGGACAAGACGCCCAAGCTAACTTTGCGGACGTTTTCGGAGGATGACGCCAGACGTGCCAAGCTGTGGGGCAAAGACGGTCCATGGACCGCGTACCCCAAGCGGATGTTGCAGATGCGTGCCCGTAGCTTCGCCCTGCGCGATGCCTTCCCGGACGCGCTCCGTGGCGTGGGTATTAGCGAAGAGGTCAGCGACTACCAGCCGATCAAACAGGCCCGCGGACGCGAAGTGGCCAGCAACCTGGTGCTTCCCGATGCCGAGCCGGAATCCATTGTGGATCTGGTTCAAGACATCGCGGTGCTCTCCAACCAAATCAAACAGGAGGAATTGCTCTAATGGAAACCGGAGTACTCACCATGGCCGAGGCGGCCTACCGCCGAGCCGAAGGAATCAGCAAGTCCGACTTGGATTGGATTTGTCCGCCCCGCACGCCGGCGCATTACAAGGCCCGTCGAGATGGGTTAGTCGAAAACGTGCAGACGCCCGCCATGCGTCTCGGCAGCTTGGTCCATCGGGCCGTGCTCGAGCCGGACACCATGGCCGGCGCGTACGTGGTCAAACCCGAGGGCATGCTCTTCACAACGAAAGAGGGCAAGGCGTGGAAAGCGGAGCAGACCGCGCCGATCATCACCCAGGACGAGGCGGACCAGATCCACGGGATGGTGCGCTCCGTTTGGGCGCATCCCATGGCCAAGCGCATCTTGCACAACGCGAAGACCGAGCAGTGTCTCTTCGCGGAGGATGAGCACGGGACGATCCGCAAGGCGCGTCTCGACGCTCTGGTGGGCGGAAGTGTCATACCCGACTTGAAGACCTCGGCGTCCGCGGACCCGCAGGAATTTGAGCGGAGCCTTGGCAAATTCCGCTACCACGTGCAGGCGGCCTACTACATCGACTTGTGCCGGTTGGTGGGGATCGACAAGTCTGACTTCGTTTTCATCGTGGTCGAGAAAGAGGCCCCGCATGCGACCGCGGTTTACTCGCTCTCGCAAGACGCCATCGATCTGGGCCGCATGGAATACCAGCGCGACCTGGCCGCGGTGCGCGAATGCACCGAGAAGAATCAGTGGCCCGGATTTACCGAGGAGATCACGGTCATCGGGCTGCCGGCGTGGATGCAGAAACAGGCGGAGGGTTTGCTATGAGCGAACCCAATCCGCTCGTTTTGGCACTTGTCGCGCACGGCCAAGCCACGCTCGATTTGGTGTGGGCGCTGGAATGGATCAACACGCTGACCGACCGCATGACCGGCGACCACATGGTGGCCGAGTTTATGGCTGAACTGGAACACCGCCGCACAACCAGCGACACGCTTAATGCCGCGGCCAAGGAGGCCCAGATATGAGCAAGTTTCTCGTTGTCTATACGGATCAAGGCGACCGACATGAAGGCGAGATCGACGCACGGTTTCGCACCAGGGCGGAAGCGGAGAAGTTTATCAAGGAGCAGAACGAGAAGGAGGACCCATCGGACTATGACAATACGTTCGGGTGGACCTACGAAATCTGCGAAGTGGTAAGTTCCTTTGTCACCACGGTATCGGTTTCGGTTAAGCGCGACTTAAAGGTCAAGGAGGTTAAGCCATGACCGGCACCGAACTACGCGACCAAGGCATGGCGCTGGTTAACGAAGCGACACCGGAGCAATGGAAGGACGAGGCCGACAGTCTCATCGTGTCCATGGCCCGCAGCGGGGCGGAATTCACCGCGGAAGATGTTCGCGCTTGGGTGGGTAATCCGCCCAAGGCCAATGCCATGGGGGCGCGGTTCATGGCCGCGCTCCGCAGCGGCATCATCCAGCGGACCGGATGGAAACATGCCAGCCGGCGCGAGGCCCATGCCCGTGCGTTGGCCGTTTACCGCGGAGTCGCAGCATGATTAAGGCCGTCATCCAAGGACAGCCGGACACCGTGACCGCCCAGCAAAAGGGGGTCATGGTCCGCGGGGGCAGGGTCATGTTCTACACCAAGAAACGGGTGCAGGACGCCAAGGACAAGCTCACCGCGGAACTCCGCCGGCATGCGCCACGCAAACCCGTCGATTGGCCGGTGCTGGTGACGATCCGCTTTTGGTTCGCACCCGTGAAGGCAAGGCCGCTCGAGAAAACCCATGGCGTGAGGCCGGACGTGGACAATCTGGCCAAGGGGGTCTTGGACTGCTTGGTCCCCGCCGGCTGGCTCGAGGATGACGCCCTCATTGATCAACTCATCATAACCAAGGCCCGGAGCGGGGATGCCCGCCTCGAAATCGAACTCAAAGACTTACTCAAATGAAACATCTCAACATCGAAATCGCCGTGCTCCGGTCCCCAGACTTTC